TCAACAAAGAGCTTCAGGTATTTGAACCGCCCACTTTTGACCAAAGTAAGATGCAAAATTAGCAACGAACTGATGAAGTTGATGTAAATGGCTTTCTCTTTTATTTAACTTTCTTAAAAAATTTGCATATTCTCTAGCGTCATTCATTAAAGATACTGAGTCGCACTCTTCTGCATCAAGTTCGCCCCCAGCAATTAAAGCGTAGGTTGCGTCAGCAACAAAAAAGTTTCCAACGCCTTGATTTGTACCTACAAAATCTCCAAGAATATCAGCCTTAAAGTACGCCATAAATTCTCTCCATGAATCAAAGCTTTCCTCTGCGGCTAAAATTTCTCCCGCAGTAACATTATATGTGCTTCCATTCAAATGTTTGCTAAAAGCCTGTAGCCCAATGTTCACATCGAAGCTATCCCCCATGTTTACACCTCTAAGCTTCGTGTTGGAGGTTACATCAAACTGCTCTCCTGTCTCAGGGTCTTCGCCCCAGTATTGTTTAATGATTGGGTTGTCGTTTCCTACTATAACCTGTTCAAAATCTCCAATGATACCAATTGCTGTAGTAATGTCATTTGTTTCAATACCTGCGGATGCAGACATAACTCTACTGCTAGATGTTCCTGTATTTCCACCAAAAACTGCACTGCCAAACTTTCTATAAACTCCTCCCGAAGCAATATCGCCTGAACTATTAACGCTTCTTGCTAATGAAGAAGAGCCTGTAGTTGAATAAACTTTTATTGTGGTCCCTAGTATACCGGGCACCGTTTCAAGAAATATTCTTTTGCCTTGCGAGCTAGCGGCTCTAGTGAGTGCAGAAAGAACGTCAATAACGTCTCCAGTAAATCTTAGGTCGCTGGCCGGAACTGCGCTTCCTATGCTAAGCTGAAGGCTGTTGCCGTAATACTGAAATACGCGCCCATCAATAACGTTTTTTATATGAGCCCAAGTTACACCCGTGTCATTGCACCAATCGGCAAATCCTAATTCTTTATGAAGGTTTATTAAGTTTGTACTTCCCGTACTGTTGCTTCCCAATCCACTTAATATAACTTGAGAGTTTGATAAGACTTTAGATGGACTTCTAAGCCTAACACTGTAAGTAAATCCATTGGACCCTCCGTTTTTCTCCCAGTTTTCTAAAATACCACCAAATTTAAAAGTGCCGTATCTAAACATGCATGCACTTCCCAATGTAGGTGGATTGAAACTGTCTGGGCTCGTTGTGAAAAAAGTTATGCCAAATGGGTTGTATGCTCTTTTTGTAGCGGTGGAAGTGTCCTCTGCTACGGTAACTGTTACTTCGCTGGCATCTGTCCCCCATCCTAGTCTTGTTTGCCAGCTAAGTATTGTTGCTCCTAGAAATCTTGTTTGTTGATATCCATTACTGGTGGCTCCAGAATCTGATTTTATACTTTTAGATGGGCTTGGCGTGTAACTCATTTATTTTCCTTCCTTACTTATTCGTCATTGTTTTGAGAAGCTTGGCTAACTTGAAATGTCCAGGTTACATTTCTTGAGTATTTTTTAATAGAATGCTCGTAATTTTCTCGGTCTTCTGTTAAATATCTAACGCTAGCTGTGGGGGCATACGTGTTAATTTTGGTGATTATTTTGTCTATAGATGAATCAATCTCAGAGTTGCTTATACCTTGGTCAAATTGAACTTCCGCAGAAACACTTATTGTTTCATCATTAACCGAGCGGAGCCACTGAAGAAAAGGCCCCCTTTCTCTACCAGGAACAACGTGTTCTACAAATCTGTCTGTGTCGTCAGAGCTGCTTACTTTAAGGCTTTCAGAAACTGGTGGGGTAGCTAAACCAAAAGTATTTTGAGATGTGGCAAAAGACCAAGTAAAAGAAACAGTGCCCATTTTATGACTGATTGAATGTGCAGTTGATGTAGGCTTGAGTCTAAGTGAACCCGGAGAATATTGGCTTGTATTCAAAGTGGGCGCTGAATTAGCGGCTATGTAAATTGGATTAGAAGATGTGCCTTCATTCGCTTTTAAAACTTTATATCTATTTATAGCTTTTTCAACAGCCATGGCGGTTGTTGATTCTGTAGCTTGAGGATAAGAACTTATAGTATCCCACCCTTGTATGGTGCCATTAACTGTAACCGTTAATTTATTTGCTGAAGAATCCCAAGAACTATTTACATTTATAGACTCTGTAAATTCAAATGAAGACGAAGAGTATGGGGCCAACAGCCATGTTTCTGTGGTTGAATAAGAGCCAGATGTAATATCAACGTCTTGTGAACGTGTATAATTATAAGCAACCCAATCTCCAACAGACGGGGATTTATCTCCGAAATATTTCTTACTCCAGTCAAATCCATGTATTTCTTTTCTAAATATTCTCCTATCGCTAGAGCTTCCTCCAGGATTTATATAATCAGCAGAACCTTTCGAAGAGCTGGTAAGTCCGTCTCCAGCATCTGAGGGGGTCAGCCTAGAATGCACCCATTTCTTAGCATTTTCCCAAGATTCTCTTATCAATCCGTCTGGGCCAAAAGCTCTTTTGCCGGTAGCAGAAACCTGATGTGTGACTGTATATGTTCTTGTTTGCGAGGTGGTGTTTATGAAGGCCTGTTTTCCTGTAGGCTCGCTGTTCCAAGTTTCACTAATATCAGATAAGTAAACCTTGCCTCCAACGCGAAGACCATATTCAAAATCGTCATTGAACGATTGTCCGAATTCAAAATTATCTGTTGAGTGCTGTTTGCCTCCGGTGTGCATTGCCAAATAAAAGTCTTCTTCTCCCACAGAATTGTTGATGCTTCCTCCATCCTCATCGAAGAAAACCTCATCACACTCTAATTCAATTGTGTAGGCTATTGGCTTGTTATATTCGCCTTCCGATATTGATATTGAATTTACCCTTGGAAAACAGCTAAGCCCGTAGTTGTTTGAATCCCAGGATAAAATTTGTAATTTTTGACCCTCGCTTGAAAACAGAAACCTAAGAGCTTGAGCTTTATTGAAAAGCGAAGATTGTATTGAAGTTACCGGAATTGACTCTTTAATAAATTTTGCGGCACTAGGATTGCCATCAGTTCCATTATAAAAAGATGCGTCTGAGGATGGAGACCCTTTATCTGGAATAAGAGTTCCATCTAGGGTTATACTGTACGTCGCACCAACTTTTTTGCCATCTGACGTTTTTATAAATTCTTTTGATATATTTACAGAGGGCGCAGGTATTATTGCTGCGTTAGATTTTGTATCGGCATTATAGTATAATACAGGCATTATATTTCCTCCTGATACTTCCAGGTAACTGTTCTAGAATATGTATCTGAAATTGGGTCCCATTCCCTATTGTCGGCAGTCTTGAAATAAACCGCAACTGCAGTACCTGTGGTGGTACTTCCTGGTGTATAATCATTAATTTTTGAAACAATTTTATTAATGGCAGCAGACTGTTGGGTTGAATTAGTTGAAGGATGAAATTTTATGTTTATGCTAACTGTCCTTGATGGCATCGAAGGCGTTTCTAAATTTTGCAATACTGAACCCTGGCGCCTTCCTGGAACTAAATGGCTGGCAAATTGCGATGTTCCTTTTGTGTCTGTTACCACAATTGAACTAGAAATAGGCTTATCGATTCCGACTCCTAACGGGAGTCCAATATTATCTCTTCTGTTGTTGAAAACATAGCTAAAAGTTATAACGCCTTCCGTTTCATTTATAGAAACATTTTTACTAATTGCCTCAGAATCTATATCGGATGAAGACGAGTCTGATAAAAAATCTGTAACGGCGATTCTATATATGGGAGATTTATCTGATGTCTTACTTGTTAATGTGGTCCATCTTTCCTTCGCATTTGAAGCGGCAGTAACATTAATCTTAGAGATGTCTCCTCCAGAATTGGTTGACACCACATCATGACCGGTTATTGTGCCATTAACTGTCACGGTTTTTATATCATTATCTAGGTCTTCAGAAAAATCAATCTTTATATCTTCAGTAACACTTTTGTTTTGAAGGTCGCCATTGTTTCTAGCATACCCTGGAATCATTGTAAAGGTTTCAGTAATAGTATATGAGCCTGAGGTTCTGTCTATTTCTCCTGTTCTTGACCAGCCGTGAGGCGTCCATTCTGTATGTTTAGCGTCTGAAGAAACACTGTCTGGAAAATATCCCTCTTCCCAATCCCATCCGTTTCTATAGTAATTAAAAATTTTTGTTGTGTCAGAAGGGTCAATGTAATCGTTGGGCCTTGCTTCCTTTCCGCTATCATCTTTTGGATTTGGGCCAATTCTAGATTCAACCCAGATTTTAGCATTTTCCCAAGGCTCCCTGATAAGCCCGTCTTCTCCATACGCTCTTTTGCCTGTTGCAGAAACAGTGTGAGTAACCGCATACACATTTTCGCGTAAATATTTTAGTGCCGCAGTTTTACTGTCCGCAAAATCATCTTTAAGTTGGCTGTCATACCACATAAATCCTTTATCTTGATTGTTAGTTGCCCATGTTTCTGAGGCGTTAGATAAATAAACATTGACATTTCCTGTAATGTCTCCAACGGGGCTAATAAAATCAGAGTCAAAAGACTGCCCACCCTCTTGAGTTATATTCACTCCTGCATTATGAAGGTCTTCTTGGCCAACTAATGTGGTGGAAGAGCCGTCTGTTCCTGTGTCAATAAATATCTCATCACATTCAAGTTGTATGGTATAAGGCAAAGAATCTGCGTATCTCCCGTCGTCCATACTTATTGATTGAACTCTTGGAAAACAGAATATTCCTGGATTTCCAGACTTCCAAGTTAATATAGAAAGCTTTCTTCCTTCTATTGAGAAAAGCCTTCTTATTGCCTGAGATTTCATCATAAGGCTTCTTTGGCTCAAATCACCAGTCACAGACTGAGAATGATAAATAGAAGATGTTCCTGGCGCTCCGTCTCTGTTTTGATAAAATAATGGTACTTGTGCATCTCCAGCTATGGCTCCTCCTGCGGTTGGAGAGCCTCTGTCTGGTAATATAGTCCCTTTTAAAGTTATTCTGTAAGTAGCCCCTATTTTTTTACCGTCTGAAGTCTTTATGTAATCTTTTGATATGCTTACAATAGGAGCTGGAATTAAAGCCGCGGGGTTTCCCGCACTACTCAATGTCATGTCTTCATATAAAACTGGCATTTAATTAAACCCCTTCTCCGCTTTGAGGTATACTTACGTCTTGCTCAAATCCAGAAACAAACAAATTTAAGTCCCCCTGCGCTAAAAACTGTTTTGTGAAATTTCTATAATCTAAGTCAAATTGTTGTTCCATTGCATTTACGCTGCACACTTTATTTGACACAACAAGCTCATCTATTAAAAACTCTTCTTGTTGTTTCGGCTCTAAGCTTATGTTTAATCCAAGATTAGAGTAGGGAACCGAATCAGACCCTCTTTGTAAGAGGCCTCCGACTTTAAATTTTATATCATCTGTATCAGTTTTTACTTCGTATCCATCCCATTTTTGAGATACGTCAGTGATGGGCTTAATTTCAGGCATATATCCAGACTGCCCTGGATGCCCTTTTGCTGGAGAGGCAACTCTAACAAATGATTGATATAGCTCTGTATCTACCCAGTAATTTATAAAATACCATCTATCGTCGTCAAATGGAATCATTAAGCCTGGAAGGTGTTCTGGGGTTAATTCTCCATCGTCATTGGTTTTCCCAATTCTTCCCATTCTTCCTCCTGCTGTAGTGTTTACAAAAGGAATGAGTCCGCCAAAAGCAGAAAGCTCGCCTTGCAATTTATTTTCAGAATTAGGCTTGAGAAAATCTTTAAGAGAATTGAAAGGAGTGTCTCCGCTCGCTTTAACGTTTGAATTATGACCGGCATAATAAATTGACCACTGACCAGATGTTGCCGGAGCGCCCCTGGATTTAAAACCAATCTCACAGTTTCCTAATACTCCTCTAATACCAAGGGACCCGACTGGGGGGACGTATCCAGGTGCTGGGCCTTTTCTTTTTATCCAAAAAGATGTGGAAACACCTCTTCTTGCCGGAGTAAAGTTTCCAGCAGAATCAAGATGTCCGTCCTTGGGCGTAATTCTATGTTGGTCGTTGATAGATGGAGAACCAGACTGTACCAATACGGTTCCATAATAAGGCGTTGATAAATCGCCTTTAAATCTTGATACTCCAGAGCCGGTAAGCGATGATGCTGGAAATCTATCGCTAGTTTGAAAAAATCCAGATTCAGGGGTATAAGGGCCAGTAAACGAGCCCCCAACTTTGCTACGCCATCCACTTGCATATAATTTAAATCCATAATCCTGAGAATTATCATTTGTATTATTATCAAATTTATACAAAGAGCCGTCTGCACAATTTCTTTCAGAGCCAGCAAAAAGAAGGGCTTCTGATTTACTTGGTTTAAAATCAGAACTATCAACAAGTTCGTTTCTGAAAAATGAAACTGAATCGGGAGCTGTAATTCCACTAAAGCCTTGAGTATTTAGTCCAATTTTATTTGTATTTTCTAAGTCTGTATCTAAAAAGAACGAGTCTTCTGTTCTGGCTCGACCTCGAGAATCAGGCAGTCTCGTTGAGGCAGATATGTCTCCGGTATTGATTAATCCTTTCAGGTGCAATGTAAAATGTTCTTTAACACCGCTAGCAAAAACAATTAATTCATCACCCAAAATTACTCTGGGGTCTTTACCTTCAATATATAAAAGACCTCTTCTTTTTAAAGTAAAATTACCTATGTTCAACGGGGCAGTATTACTTTTTGGTATAGGAGCGTTTACAAACAAAGTTGAAAAAGAACTAGAGGAGTCTTTGATATTTGGTATGCTTAAATCAATTTCTTTTTGCGGCCCTCTACCAGAAATAAACATTGGGTAAAGACGACTAGCAAATTCGTCATTTATAAAAAATAGTCCAAAATTATTAATTGTTGCGTGAGGTTTAATTGATAAAGAAACAAGCTCTTTAAACTTTGTCCCCTCTACAAATAAGTTATTTTCGGATTGTGATTTTATTAGGCCTCTTGTGTGCAGAGGTATGCCTGAAGAGTCTACAAAAACTCCACCCTCGATAAATAACGGATTAACGCCACTTGCTTTTGGAGGGGAGAACATTGTAAGATTAATCTTATTGTCTAAAAGATTTGGCCCAGTGATAAACAAAGGCACGCCTTGAGGAAAGCCGCCAAATTCATATGCCCCAACATCGTACTCCTCAGTGCCAGGTCCAGATGCGAATGGCCTTGGCATAAGTCTTATGTCAGAAAGAACTGAGTCTATAGTTACTCCGCCGTTTATAGCTCTAGAATTTTTTCTTAATCTAAAGTCTGCTGTAGAAGAGACAGAAATTAAACCGCCAGAAGAATTTATTGATATTGTCTTGGTGGGGTTTTTGAATAGGGATGATGATGCTTGGTCAAACTGAACAGCAAGAACATCTGAAGTGTCTAGGACGCTGAAGTCCGTAGATATATTATTGCGAAAGTCTATAAAGCCATTTCCACCTGAAGAAAAAGAAAAGTCTGACCCATCAGAATCCGCTCCAATGCAATTAAATATTTCAACATCTGCCCCGCCATAAAATCCAGGAAGGGCCGTGTTGTGTACTCTGTAACAAGAATTTTTATGTCCATATGCAGTGCAGTTATGACATTGTATTCCGGGTTTACCTCCGGCCATGTCTGAGCCGCCCAGCTCAAATCCAATATCCTGATGTGTGGTTCCTATTGCAAGGCAATTTTTAAAAATATTTCCGGAGCTTGAAGTCGTTCCAACGCTAGATTTTGCCTTGAAGCAAAAATCGTTTTTTGAAGTTGCCCAACAATTTTCAACCGTCATATTTGACGCTGTGTCTATATCCATATGAAAGCCTCGAGTGCTCCCAAGACCATCAACCTTAGCATGGCTAACAGCTATGGTATTAACTTCTGTGCTGTCTTCTCCTGGATATATAATTGGACCGGTTGTTATGTTGCCGTTGTGAAGTTCTCCTGAAGAGGCAAAAATTCTTGGGTAGCCAGAGGGTGTCGGTGTAGACGACCAACCAGATAAGGTAAATGTACCAAGATTAAAGCCAGAAAAACACTCAGCCCATTGATATGGGTTGACCTTGTCGTCTGCATAATCTTCCCACGCTTGAATCGTGGTAAAATCACCTGTTCCCAGTGGGTGGCTTGAAGCCCTAATTGTTTTTATTCTTGGTCTAGCCAATTTTATCTCCTGTCCTTACGCTGGAGTATCAACTTTTTCCGCTATTCTTGTCAGTTCCCTTTGTATTTCTTCAATAGTAGCGGATTTAACCGGTCCTTCCAGACTATCTAGTCCCGTCACATTTACTTGAACAGCATCAAGTCCGCTTATTTGCATTTGTATGCCATCGCCAAAGCTTGTTGTAAAATTATTCAAAGAATCAGTAAGAGCTGTAATTTTTTCTGATGAAGAAAAATTCGACAAAGCATTTGTTAAAGAAGATATAGACGAACCGTCCCCGCCATCTGCCTGCTGCTTGCTCTCAAAAACTGCAACTAAACGCTCAACTCCACTTGCTGTTCTTTCTGCAACGCCTATAGCTTGAGTTGATTCCTGTGGTGCGGCAACCTGAAACGGAGCATCAATCCCTGGGCTAATTGCTGTAGAGCTTGTTGCTCCTCCAAGACGTATCCCCGCTCCGGGAATTCCGTTATATATATTCGTGCTAGCCAAATCTACTGGTGGAATCGGATTGGGCTTGTCCGGCGTAGATGTGGTTGGAATTTTTTGTGTTTGAACGTTTTGTTTTTGTGTTTCTAACCTGCCTTCTCTATCTGTCAGCCCTTTAAGTTTTGCATTGACAGAATCCAGTCGAGATTCAAAAACGTCCCAGCCATCAGTCTTTTTTAACCCTTCATTAAGAGACCTAGCCTTTTGTTCTATGTCTGAAATATCAATATCGCCTCTTATTATGCTATTTTGTAAGCCTCTGTCGATATTAGCCTCGTCAAGTCTTTGACGCTCATCTAATATTCTTGTGCCTGCAGCGTCTTTTGCTCCACTAAAAATTGATTCAAATGCGGGTGCCATTTTCCCTATCATGTCCGACACATCGCCAAAATCTGTGTCAAAATAATCAGCATCAAAGTCAGTCAGGCTGTTAATGGCGACGGCTAATTTACTAAGCTCTTCAGGACTAAAATCAAGATTTTCCTGCTCACCAACTTGCTTAAATACTCTTTGTGATATTCTTGCTCGCTCATCCCTTCCGGCAATATTGTCTTCAACAGCAATGTCGCTAGCGTTTATTTCTTGGAAAATTTGACTGAGAGCCCTTCGCATTGGGCTGTTTATTGCGGCATCCATTTCCGCTCTAGTTGAGTTCGACAATCCCGGAACATCTGAACCAACACCGTGGCTTCGCGAGCGAATTTTTTTAGCCTCTGCTCCCCCAAATCCAGCACTCGTAATTCTATCAAGCCTGTGTAACTCTTTTGCCGACCTTCTAATTTCGTCAAAGCTAGAGGCGGCGCCTACAACTGCCTCTGCTTCCTTTCTGCCTCCAATTCCCATAGACGCAAGTTGGCCTCTTGTCGTTATTTTGTCTTGAGCCCGAACCTGTTCTTTTTGTGCGGTCTCTTTCTCTGCTTGTACTCGCTCTTGAGCTTGCGCGACTATGGCTTCCCTAATTGACCTTGTTCCTTCTACTATTGCGTTTTTAACTTCAACGTCTGTTGTCTCAATCGTCTTCTCAAAAACCTCTTTTATTTTTTCTGCGGCTTGCCTCTGAACATTCATAGCCTCAAGTATCTTTTTCTCAAGTTCTTTCTCCCCCTTGCCTTTTTCCATACGTTTTTCCACTAAAACATCAATTTGTTTATCAGTTAACTTAGCCGCTGCGCTATTAGGAGGCGCCGCTCGAAGTTCTGCTTTTATCTGTTTCTTAGTTTGACGTTTTATAATTTCGTCAGCGTCAACCATAATTTTTTTCCCATCTCCTTGCTCCGCCTCCTTCTCAAAATCTCTGACTTTTATTCCAGCCCCCGCAAATTCTCTAAGTTGTGCCAGTCCACCTTGCATCATCTGCTCACCCTGAGGACCAAGTCTGGCTATCTCTTGAGGAAGCATGCCTCTTTGAAGCAGGTTAGCCCCTCTCATGCCTGTTGCAAAGTTTTGTCTTTGCTCTTTAGTTCCAAAAGCAATGTCTGTCAGCTTTGATTGAGTATACTCTCTTCTTTTTTGCTCTTCTCCTAGTTGCTTTTGTAAAACCGAAAGTGTTGTAGTTGATTCAGCAAGATTCGAGAGGCCAGCTCTAAGCCTTTGACCCTCTTGGCCTAGAGTATTCAGGCTATTAGTTGCGGCAAGATGTGCGGAGCTTCCAACTTCTAACTCTTTTATATATTCTCTTTGAGCTGCAATCTGTGCTTCATTTGCTTGAATTAAATCACCAAGCTCTTGGGGGTCCATTGGATTATTAAGATTTGCACCATAACCCAAGAAATCCGTTCCAATAATAGCTCGTTGCTCTTCTTCAAATCTTCTCGCTGCTTCCTGTCGAGCTTCCTGGTCTGTTCTTGCGGCTACTGCATTTCCCGCTACATCTCTACCAAACTGTTGTTCAGCGTCATCCAATTGGTTTTGCTTCTGAAGTAATCGCTGCCTAGCTTGAGTGTAGGCCTCTTCAAGGTCATTTCTTTTCTGTAGCATAGAAAGAAGATTCTCTTGAGACTGAACTATTGCGTCACCTATTTCTTGCAATGCTTGCAAAACCTGCGGCCCAACATCACCTCTTATTTTTTCAGCAACAGCTCTAGAATCGCCTATAATTTCATCTCTTGCAGTTCCCTCTCCTTTTTGACGGCCTGTTGTCATTGTTCCTACAGCAGTAACAACCGAATTAGCAATGGTTCCGGTAAAACCCTTTGATTGTAAAGATTTTTTAACTGCATCAACCAACTTAATATCGCTGTCCATTCCTGGGCCAACTGCCTTTGCGGCATCAAATAATACTCCTGGTAATTCTTGAGCAAGCCGGGCTTGTTGTGCTGCCTGTTGTCTTACATTTTCATCACTACTTGCCTGTCTTATTGCCTGTGAAAGCATGGCGGGGTCAACTCTTTCTCCCTCAGCCGCTCTTCCTAATATGTTGCCAGATTGTCTCGTGCCTCCAAAAGTTGCAGAAATATCTCCTCCTAACGCAGCATTAACTATTCCGCTTACCCTGTCTGCAAATTCAGACGTTATGTCTGCGGCCCTAAGTATAGCGTCTCTAAAAGAGTTTATTTCAGAGATAAAGTCTCTTTGTGCGGCAAACGCTTCGGCGGCAGCGGCTTGGGCTTCCCTTAGTCTTCTAGATACATCAATCTGCCTCTTATATTCTCCCCTTAACTCCTCGTAAGGAACACCCGTCAATCTACTAAGAATCTCAATTGCTTCTCGACCCTTTCCTCCCATCATTGACTCAAAGTCTGAAATGCTCTCTGAGCCCTTTGCCATTTCTCCAGTCATTTTTTGAAGCTCTGGAACTAATCTTTTCATTTCCTGTTCCATTTTTTCCATTTGCTCAAGGTCGCCAGCACTAGCCATATTATCCATAGCTCTATTTACATCGTTAACTATACTTCCAACGACAGAGGACGTAGCTCCTTGGCGTTCCAGTTTTTTCATGTTTTTGTCTATGCTTTCTAAATGTCGAGCCTGCCTTCCCCTGTTTATTGCATCTACAACTTCTTTATTTGACCCGAAAATTCCAGCAACCAGACCGCCTATTGCTCCAACTACACTACCAATTAGCCCACCAAGAAGAGTTCCTATGACAGGTATAAAGCTTCCAATCGCTGCTCCTGCAACAGCGCCTCCAGCCATTCCTGTTCCAGTGGCGCTAATTACTTTGCCTTTTGTAAACTTTGCTTGTGCTGCGTTTTCGTCTGCAGTGTTTTTAGCTCTTTCTGCCGATTCTACGGCTTCTTTCTTTAATTTCTCTCCAAAAGACCTTATTGCTACTCCAGCAGAAGCGAGTGCGCTTACGACTGCTAGGGCGCCTGCGGAAGTTCTAGTCAAAGCTGCTCCAAAGGCTTTAACGTTGCCTCTGACTTTACCCATTCCTAAAGTATTTACGTTTCTATTGCTAAGGGCGCTAAAAGTTCTTCCAAATGACGCTCTGCTAAATCTTTTTCCGCCTGCAGCGCCAGGAAGGCCCTCAAGAAGCTTTTGCGCACCAAGGCTTTCAAAAGCAATCTTAACAGTAAGAAGAGTTCCAAGAAAACCGGTGAGTCCTGACACGAGATTTGAAAAAGTCTTGTTAGTCGTTCCAACGCTTGCGGCAAGCTGTTCTAGAATATTTGGAAGAACAATAGCCGCGGCAGTAAGCTTTTCAAACCCTCGACCAGAATCGCCTCCACTAGCCCTTCCACCGCGTCGAAATTTTTTAACTATTCCGCCAGAAGCAAAGCCTTGAGCTTGACCTTTATTTATTTTGTCTAATGCCCCATAACCAATTCTTTGAGCAGATTTTTTATTTACTACAAATTCGCCAGGAGTAAGAAGTGCGGGAACAGTATCAGAGCCAGATATTCCACCTCCCGAAGCTCTCCTTGCTACTTTCAGGCGATTTTGAATAGAGTCTTTATTGACATTGGCTATATCCCTCCACTTTGTTCGTTTTTGGTTGTTAAATTCTCTTGTGACTTTTGTTCCTTTTAAGCCTGCCTTCATCTCCTGAAGGCTTCTTTTAACTTCTCCTGTTTTTAATTTTTCTGCGCCAGGACCAAACAGCTTGCCCCATGCGCTTCGCTGATTTTTGGTTATTTCAGGAATGTCAAACGCCGCTTTGTCACCTCCCATAGCTGTTCCCGTTAAAGCAGTTAGAACGCCTTCATAAATGAAACCCGCTACTGAGCTAATAACATTGGGGTCTGATTCAGTGGCCGCCTTAGCCGCGGCTATATTATTATCATCTACAGAAACCCCAGCCTTTTTGAAAGTGGCATTCTTTTTTAATTTCGAAACCGCCCTTCCTACTCCACTACTAGCCCCTTTCGCCGCAGCCCTATCGATTTGTGTCCCCATAACTTCTTTCAGGTCCCCTGGAGAAGGAGCGTAGCTCATGAAAGTTTGTTTATTCATGGACCCCTGTAGTCTTGTTGCGGCGCGTTGTCTTGAAGAAAGTTTATGTTTTTTTGCGGTTGACCTTTTCCAGTAATCTATAAAAGCTGGGTTTGTAATATCGAAGCTTTTAATTCCGGGATATCTGATTGCAGTATCAGCTCCGCCTTTAGTTTTTGCCCCATCTCGTAAATGGATTCCTCCGATATGAGTTCGGGGAGTCATGTTAATTGGAAGGCCACCAGGGAATCCTCTAAGGGGAAGTTCGTCTGCGTCTGCCTTTTTCTTTCCTCTTTTCATAGCAGCTCTGTCGTTTGCTCTTTTTTGAGCGACGGTAAGCGGCTTACTTTTTCTGGTCTGACCATAAAGAAGAGCGTGTCCATCGGGTAGGCCTCTGCCTGAAGAAATCTTACCGCCCATTGCTTTCCTGGCTTTAATAGATTTAACGCCAGGAATTTTAGATGCAGCCAAAACATTGGCATCATCATCATCAAGAAATGTTATGTTTCCATATTGTTTTTTAAGACGGTTAAGAACTTGAGCTTTCTTTTGAGACGTATCTCCTGGTCCCGGACTTCCTCCAACACCAATAATGTCTTTTGCGGTGACCCCAATTTTACTCATAAACCCGCTAATGCCCCTCCTAGTGGAACTATCACCGGGTCTAGCTGTGACCACGAATATATCGTGTCCCCTTGACGCTCTTGTTTTTGCCATAGACGCTATTTTTGTAGCTGTTGCACTCTTGACAAAAGACTCCCCTCTTTTGCCTCTAAAATCAACGTATGGGTCTTCGGCGCCCTCTCTGACAACGGCATCGCTAACGGCTAATGTGTCGTCAAAATCAAAAGCGTAAGCGCGCTTTGATTTAGATATTCCTCGTCTTTTTTTGCCACCCCTGTTAAGTCTTTGTAAATTTTCAGCCCCATATTTTTCAACAGAGCTTTTTCTAATAACAAACTCGCCCGGCTCAAGCATAGCAGGAACGGTGTCACCAGTGCCTGTTCCAGGAACAATACCTCCAGTAGCAAATCTTCTCCTTCCGCTTCTTCCGCCCATCGCTCCTGAAGATATAATTTTTTGGTTGGATGAAGATAGACGGTTAATTGGTGGTATTAAAGAGTTTACCGCTGCTGTAAGTTTTGTGATAGCTGTTGTATTAGTTGTTAGGGCTTGCACTTGTTTTGCTGCTGACGCAGCTTGCGCTTGTCCAGTTAACTGTCCTGCGGCCCCTCTCCCGGCACCTCTAGCTCCTCCTCCACCAAGACCGCCCGCGAAACCACTAACAAATTGAGAGCCAAGTTGAAAAGTTTTGAAAGCGGCCAAACCAGCAATTAAGGGAAGAACGGGCTTTATAGCATCTCCAACCTTAATCATTGCTGAGGCGATAGACAGAGCTGTTTTGGCAAAAGCTTGAAATGCAGTGGTCCCAGCTATCTCTCTAAAAAGGGCTAAAAATTGTTCCCTAACTTTTACAGCCTGTACAGCCAAACTCTGTTGAGCTGTTACTGCGTCTTTAGCTAAGGAGCCTTGCCCAGCTATAGCAACATTTAATGCTCTTTGTGCTGTTCCAAATTGTTGAATTAATGGGATTACTTTTGAAACCTGCCTAAATCCACCAAGCTCTTCAATGATTTGCTGGAATCTAGGGTCTGTGGTTTCAAGAGTGCTTAATGCTTTGTTTAGTCTTTTAATAGCTTCAAAAGGACCAACGAAGTTTCCTTGAAGGTTTTGAAGCTCAACTCCAGCCTGTCGCAAGAATTCGATTGTTTTTGGTCTTTGGATTCTTGTGAAGATGGTTCTAAAACCAGTTGCAATTGTTTCCGCACTTTCACGGGTTGTTGCTCTAACGCTAGTAAACAGAGCGAGAAGCTCTTCTAGATTGCCTCCAGCAGCTTGAAACGCACCACCAGCTCTTCTAATAGCAAAAATCAAGTCTTGAGATTCTACAGCGAACTGCCCAGCAAGCGCATTTATTGAACCTAGCTTTCCTCCTAGCTGGTCTGCGGTAACGCCAAACTGACGCATGATAGCAATGGCACCCTCAGCGGTATTTGCCATGTCTTTAAAGGTAGGCGCTAAAGAACTCTGCGCTAGTGTTTTCAGGGCTGTTGTAACGTCTTTGGCAGCCAAGCCTGTTTGCGCCAACGTTCTAGAAACATCTATTAACTCAGATGAAGCAACGCCCATGCCAGAGGCAAGTCTGCTGATTTCCTTTTCTAGGAAACCTAAAGATTGTAAGGTCTTGCCAGTAACCTGAGCAACCTTTACCATTTGCCTTTCAAAGTTTATCGCTTCAGAAACACCAGTTTTTAAAGCTGATGTGAAACTAATTAGAACTCCACCACCAATACTAAATGCGGCAAATCTTTTTGTGGCTAATGCAATCTGGTGACCAAAGTTTTGAGCTGACGTTCCAGCCTCTTTTAAAGACGAAGAGGTTTTGTTGACATTGCTTGATGTTTTAGAGGTAGTGGAATTAAGTTGAGAAAGCGTCTTGTTTGTTTTGGCTACTTGAGCAGAAATGTTATTGAGTGATTTCTGCATGTTCTGCAAGGCCTGTAGGCCAGACTTGCTAACATTAAGATTAACATTAGCGTTGAGTCCGCCTAACTGCCTCTGCAGCCTGCTGACAACCTGCCTAACATTTCCAGGACCCTGCAGTTGAAGCTGGGCGACTATATTAAATTTTTGAGCCATATTATTTTAAAATAAAAAAGTAAAAAAACACTAAAAATAATAGTATTTATGCCCGTCAATTATAGCCACTATCCATTTAAACCGCTTCTTGTTCTGTCTTTTCCGAATCAGATTTTTTGGGCCTGCCTCTTCTTTTTGTTGTCTTTTTGGGTGCTTCTTTTAGTTGGGGGTTTTCTTTGCTAAAAACTTCATTTCCGTCTTCATCAAGGAATGGTGAAAATGCCACGATAGGATTGCCCTCTTCGTCAACTCTTTCTCCGTCTATGTTTACATACTCGCCATCTTCATTAACAAACCTTCCCTCTGAGTCGATGAGCTTTCCATCAAAATCAATAAGTTGCCCTTCACTATTGACTAGCCTGTTCTCATCGTCCGTAAATTCGTACTCGTTCAGGAATTTATTCTCAGGAAGATTTTTTTCATAGTTTTTATCAAGTCCATAGTAAATACCGGCAAAAACTTCAGCCGCTTTTACCGCGACACCGTCTTCTGACGACAAATATTTATCTATGTTTTCATAAACTGGTTCTCCAGTATCATTATACACCAAACATCCTACTAACAATGCATTAAATCTTGCGTTTTCAGCTTGTCCTTGAGCGGTGTTGACGTCTAAAGAGTTTTTCTCGGCTATTAATCCTTGAAGCGCCATTCTAAGCGTTCTTATTTCAAGGGCAACTTTTTTTGCCTCTGAAAGTTTAATTCCTCCGGCTTTTAAACTTTTTGATTTGTTAGATATTTCTTCAACCAATCGGTTTTGTGTCTTTTCTTTTTGTTCGTCCCATATTCCTTGACTAATCATGTATTGTTCTAGTTTTTCTCTTAATAGAGCGCCAGAAGAAAGGGCCTTACTAAACACCCTATTATACTCCATGGTAGCGTCTTCATTATTTTGAAAAGTGGGTTGAAGGATAGCGTATTTTTCATCTTTTCCGTCAACAGAAAAAGTTGTTTTTTTATTTTTTGCCATAATAAAATTCTCCTCTATTTTATGTAAGGTGAGTGTTCATTGTAAGTGTATATCTGTCCCAACTGACAGAATAGTTTCCAATCTCATTGACAGCGGCTCTTAGTTGTGTATTACCGTTGTCTAATATTTCTGCTCTAATTTCATCCCAAACCTCTCGCATCTCAATTTCATCCTGAGTAAGTTCCTCTTCACTTTTTCCGTGACCCCACAGAAATCCAAAATGATTTTCACAAGAGGATATGGCCCCTATAAAAGAGGTTTTCATTTTTGTTGATACGATATTGGAGAGCCTCTTTTTTGAGCGCTCTTCGTACTCTTTAGATTTTGCCTCTTTCTGTTTATGTGCAGCGCTTGCTATTTGATAATGCGAAAGAGTTTCTTTTTTATTGTCTCCCATGTTTTTATTCCTTTTTTTAATTTTGTTCTACTTTCTGGCGTGTTGTGCGAAAGAGTCCATGGCCTGTCTTCTTAGTTCCAATTGAGCGTCTAGGGTATGCTCAACAGAAACTCCTTTTTTACTCTTGTCTATCTGCTTCTGTCTATTTTTGATTATAGCTTTTGAATCGCCGGTATTCATAGCATATATTTTCGCCGCATCCTGTTGATTATCAGCGAACAAATAAACTTCATCCCCCTTCTGCGCAGCTTTGTTATTTGCATACTGCTCCTTCTTTTCTTTTTCTCTTTTCTTGTGTTGGAAAATCAACCAGCCGTCAAGCAAATCATCGTCCTGGATTACCTCATCGGCGGGACAATCTGGGCTTTCATGGATGCTGTCGTATATTCTTGACCAAGATATTATCATTCTTTGCTCGTCTGATAAAGAAGATGCCGGGATACCAAACACGCCAATTTCGCTTTTTGCACAATTCCATATATTGGTCCAAGGGTCTTTTCTTGAAAGCTCCCTAATTTTATCTTCGTCTATGATTTGAGAGCTATATGAGTTAAATAAACTTTGAATTAATACAGATTCAGCCTTGTCATAATCATTATTTTTCCATATCAAATTTTCATCTAAGTCTCTAGCAGAGGAACAAATCCTATAAGTATGTTTGTAATTATCGGCCATACCCTCAGCGGTTTGCTGACGAAATACATTTCTAGCCATAGTCAAATTAATAATCTCTTTTTTGATTTTTTTTATCCTAGCTTTTAAATTATCTCTGCTCTTAAAAGAAATAAACGCAGTATAAAGTTGCAGTTTTGATTCTTCCATAATTCCTGGAATTGCTTTTATCCTGTTTTCATTTTCTTCACTCCATAAACCATCTTCTATCATTTTTTGAATCATTTCGCTCTCAGATATCACCCCTTTTGAAATCGCTTCAAATAACTTTTCATTGTATATCTGTTCAGATATATACTTATTTCTAGGAGTAAGGTTGTCTATAACGTAAGTTACTCCGTGTATTTTACAAAAAGTTACGCCGCTAAGAATTTTGCTTACAAGGCGATTTCTTTCATTCCTATCCATTTTGTCCTTCTAATTCATTAATGCGTTTTTTTAATTCAGCATTTTCTGAAGTGAGGTGGGTGGCTTGAACCTGCATGGCAGCAATTATTTCTGAGTAATATTTTTCAGTTACTTGCTTTATACCTGAATTTTCAATAACCAAACGTCCAATAATTTGACAAACTGAGTCGTATGAAATTTCATTTTGAGAGTTAGAGTCTTTTTTTTCGGAAGAGAAATCCGATGTAGAATTTTCCATATTATTTTAATCCTTCTTTTGTATCCAAAAAATATAAAGGGGAGAGGGGTAAGCCCCTCCCCTTTTTTAACTAAATTAAACGCTTGCGTGAGCTGTTCCAGCGTCGCCGTGTCTACCATCCCTAAGGGTAAACTTGCTTGTTTGAAAGTGCTCTTTAATACCTTGATAGTATGCGGTAGTCGCCGCAGTATCGGAACCATTGGAGCCGGTGTTCCTATCTTTATCTCCAGTAGCACCACTATAAGCAACAGCCAACGGGTCTTGTGGATGGAAGACTGTGAAGTCATTAAAGTTTTGATAACTGTAAGTGATTTCTTCATTTCCACCACCAGCGTCACCTCCGGTAACATTAACTGAGGACAACTTGTTTTTCTTGCCCATGTCAACCAACAGACCCTCTCGAAGATGCAATCTAATAGTCTCATTTTGAATATTAGATGTGTTTGACGGGTCAATGAAGCCTTCTTCAGTAACGTTAATTAAGTCGCCAGAAGTTGAAATACACGTAATTTCGCAAGTTGCTTCCGTGGGGAACGGAACGAACCTGTGATATCGACCTCTTCGGCCTAACTCAAAAATATCTTCTCTTCCGAAGTCGGTAGAGCATGTGATACTTTGAACGTGAACTTTAAAGCTTCCGTTGTCTCTTTCAACAGTACCGCTAGTGCTAACACCAGGAATCTGCCTGGGAAGAACCGTACCCAGTCCAGAAACAGCGCCGTTAACATCACGATACCCTCTTGTGTGCCTGTCGCCTCCTGCGGTGTCATTTCCAGGATAAACGTATAGAACATCCTCTCTTCTGTTTACACCGCCTGAACCCTGGGTGAATGCTAACGGGTCCTCTTCTCGAGTGATAAAGTCTGTCGCAGACCATAAGGCCATAGCAGGCACGCCATTGGCGATTTCGGTTGCATGAAAAACTTTATCTTGGCCAACCAAAGAAACACTCTCTGTGGCGTAACCGTCGATACCAACAGTGTAGCTAACAGAATTCACAAACATTCCAGACATCATAACTGAAATTTCTGGCTGGTCTTTGTACCAAGCAGCGCCATCAGAGCCGCCATTGTCAATAACGTTTGCGGCAATCTCGCTTGTATCTTTATAAACATTTAAAGCAAAATCGCACTGAGCTTTAGAACGACCAATCAAAGTGGCTGCAGTAGCCTTGTTGTCTGCGTCGGTGGTTGATAGCTCTCCGTCTCCATTAATAGATGTCGCCAAAACGTAAGCTGGGCAGTATCCATCAAGAACTTTCTCAATATCTACGGAGATATCAGGAATACCTTCAATATTTTCATAGATTTGAAGCATTCCAAGTTCAAATGTTTGCTCCAAATTAAAAGTGGTTGTAATGCCAACAGACTGAAGTCCATGAAGCTGCCTGAATTTACCCTTATCGGCTTGGGCAATGTCAGTAGGGTCATTGACACCCTTGACTTGGGCAGAGCCAACTGGACCCATTCCGGCCTTTTTTGCGGCATAAAAAATTCTTTTGTTTGCCATTATTTTTCTCTCCTGTTTCTATATAGAATCTCTGCTTGCTACCCAGAGACTAGCGCTAGTTAACATATTATACACCAAATTTATATATCGGACGATATTAATGAAAAAGTTGCCCTTACTGTGCTTCTGTGAAGCCAGCTATTTACTGGCGGCATATCTGTGCATTCCATCTTGTCAATTCTGGCTTGATTATACCTAAAGCCCCCTTCTCCAGTTGGAGATATTAAGTCTGGATACATTTTAGCATTTTTGACTGGATATCCTAGCCTATTCAGTTGAAGTGGGTACTTTTTGTTTTCTTTCATCATAGCTCTATTGATAAGATATATAATTTTCTCATTTTGATTCAAAAGTATGTCTCTTAAATTGTTTTTCTCAAACTCATTATCAGAGAATATATGGAATAAAATATCGTTATAAACTATCTGCCCCCCGCCAATAGCCCATCCTTGATTTTTGCCTCCTTTGGATAATTCTAACGCAACAACAGGCAGTTGAAGCCTTCTCTTGCCAAGTTGGTTTCTTGAGCCAGAACTAGAAATTAAATAAGAATCTAAATCCTCAATATCATAAGAGTCATACATAAGCTCTTGAACAAATTTTTCGGATGCTAAAGTTATGCCTACGGTTCTATGGCTAAAATTAGCCTCTACTCTTCTTCTTATTGGGACAGGGTAGTCAAATAATATTCTTCCATTTGGATAGTCAACATAGTGAGAGTACGTTGCATCGCCAGAACCATAAAAATAACCATCTACCCAAACTCCACTTACATGTATTGGTTTTGTGTCGTTGTATGTAAATCCAGACTCCCAAACCCAATCATTTCTAAATCCTTCCCAAACTTGTCCTTGCTCATAGTTTGGGTCATCAGACATCCTAAGTCTATATCTAGAACTTGAGTCGGAAAATGAGCCTGAAGCTGCGGGGCTTCTAGATATATTTTGAAATGCACCTACTTGTAAAAAAGACCAAGATAAAAAATCTTGAACTCCTAGCAAGAGATTGTTGCTAATATTATCTTTCTGGATAGATGTAACGCCTTTAAATTTTGCGGGGTCTTGAATAAATGCCATTTTTATCCCCTTCCACCTAAGGCAGAAATAAAAAGTTGTGTTAAGTCGTTCTGCAATTGAGGAAGAACAGAATCAATAGCCCGAGTAATAAAGTTATTGTCCTCTGAGCCAGAGTGTTCTGGCGGAACCCTCCATCCACGACCCTTAACCATTATTTTGTCTCCTGTTCGGGACCTTTTTGGAAATCCAGCTTTAACTTCGAAGCTTCTAATAATAACAGCATCGCCTAAAGTTAATAACCATTTAAGCCAAGGTAAGCTTTGACCTTTTTCTGTTTCTTGAAGCCCATCTTCTGAGCCCGATGTTACAGTTTGAAGGTCTGAAGGAGCTGCTTCAATTGTAAATTTAGCCACTATTTTGTCTCCAGATATTCTTGGGCTTTCTACTTTTAATTTTACAATATTAGATACGGCTGATGCTATTCCATCAGGGTTTACAGATTCTAAACCAAACTCCTCTCTTAAATTTCCGCTTTGCAAAGAGTCCATTGTTGAAGATTGCAAAATAGCGTTATACACTTGATTTTTAACTTCCATTTTTATTTTGTCAGTGCTTTTATTAAAGTTTTTTTTCATGTGTTTTTGAATAGCCATAAGTATATCTTTTTTAACTTTATCTTCATTAACCATTTTTAGAGAAAAGTTTAAAGAATTAGACATATTATCCTCCAGCAACCCGGCTAAGCATCTGAGCGAAATACCTGTCTTGAGTTATACCCCAAGGAACAGCTTCTCCACTTCTTTCGCATATCCATTTTCTGTATGGAGACAGATTTTTATTTAAAAGTATTCTGTCACATTTTTCGAGTTTAGGTAAATTATAAATGTATCCTATAACCATAACAGAAGAATCTGGGTTTTCAACAGGGCCAAAAACAGACCAGTCTTTTTGACTCCAATAAACTCTAAGCCTTAAATCTTCTTTTACTGCTCTACTGCTTTTACCCTCTCCTCCACACCAAGGACAAATCGTGTGATTTTGAAATGGAACAGGGCCTCCTTCTTTGTATATGTTTGATGACTTTTTCTGTCTTGGACTATATATACAATTAGGGCATATTGAGTTTTTAGTAGACGGATAGATTAACTGACAGTCTTGTCCTGTAGGTCCGTCTATTAATAAATCAGCCATTGTCTCGTGGCTAGAAAAAATAGAACCAGGAATTTCAAACGATGGAGGCGCGCCATAAACTATTTCAACAACAGAAGCTTTTTCTACAGCGCCAATATCATATGCATCTCCTTGAGGCCTAGATGTTCCCAAAATATCTGACGTAACATCGGCGATAGTTTTACCAAAATCTAAAACAACTGAATTTTTAGCCAAAGAAAAAATATTGCTTTCTGCGTCAGCGAATACATTTTGCGCTCTTTCTTGCAGTTGATGATTTGTCCCTCCAAAGTCATCAGCGCTGGAATCACTGCTTACATTATAATTAAAGGTTTTAGTTCCTGTATGAAAAGCTATTTGGCTGTAACAAAAAGTAATTGAGCTTCCACCACTATCAACCGCGCCAATAACAATATTATTTTCAACTGTAATATTAAGAGTGCATGAAGCTACATTAGCAAATCTAATTCCAAAATTATTTAAAGTGCCTTGGTCTCTTACATAAATAGAGTTATGATATATGAACATATTTGTTGTGCCGCCAGAAGCATCGGTGCCATATGCATATATTGCTGTGGGAGTCGTGTTTGCGGAGCCATCAATAACTATTATATTATTAGTTACATAATTTGAGCTTGATACTCCAGTTGAACTTTGACCTATGAATATACCATATTGAAATGTGCCATGAACCAAGCAGTTGTCTACCCTGCAGTCTCTAGAAGTTCCTGAAGCTAAAAAATTAATTGCCTTTTCACTGTTACTGCTTCCACTTACTCTTATTCCGTCTATTCTGGTGTAAGGCACCCCTACTGATATGGGGGTAGATGCGGATATATAAGCGCCAGATGAAAAATCAATACCATGACCTTCTTTATTGGCGGCATAAATTTTTGGATAGTCGTTAGAGTCTGGGGTAGACGACCATCCAGAAAGAGTCACAGACCCTAAGTTTCCGCCAGTGTAGCACTCAGCCCATTGGTCTGCGCTAGACTGTCCATCTGCAAAATCTTCCCATAAAGCTAATGTCGTAAAATCTCCGCCGCCTGCGGGTTTTATGGTTTTTACTGTAGGCATTTAACTATCCATTTGAGTCTGATTGAATTTGCCTTTTTGATTTAACAAACCTGTCGTTCAGTTCATCAACTTGAACTTGAGCGTCAATGCTATCTGTATTGTCTCTTTTCTTAAAGTTGATACCACCGCTATTAACTATAATTCCAGCTTGAGTTCTACGATTAGCGGTAATGATTTCATGTAAAACGTCATCTCCTGTAATCGCTGCTTCATCTGTGGCTTCTTCTTCGCCTCCTCCTCCTCCTCCTCCCCCTCCTCCAGAAGAGGTAAACGGAACATTATCGGTTCCCATATAGGCGTTAGGATAAAAGAAATTAGTTATTCCTGCCGCACTTGCTTGAAATTGATTATCTCCATAGGCTGGGCTACTAGTTTCAGTCAAGCCATTTGCGTTTAAAACATCCCTGTATGCCCCATTTGTATCGGCAGAACTGCCAACGTATGGCCCACCCATTGGATAATATGCTAGCATTTTTCCAGGCCGAACAAAAAGAGGAGAAGCCCCATTATAAAGACTTGTTCTTTCGCCGGCAGTAAGAACTGTGGACCATCCCGCCCACTCAGCTATCTCTCCGTCAAAATAATAACCTGTACCTGGATTGGCGGGGAAGGCTAGTCCAATTTTAAAATCAAGGCCAGAGGTGCTGTGGTCAGAGGTTTTATTACTGGTGTTTGTTTTTACTATGGAGTTGTCTACATAAAGATTTCTTGAGCCATATTGAAAATCAGCAACAATGTGATACCAAGTTATGCTATTGTCGGCTATAATAACGTCGGTTGTTGTTTGATAGCTGGCGTGGTAACGTAACCTCATTTTACCGTTAGTAATCATAAAAACGCCTAATCTTCCTTGGCCACTAGAGCCGTCATACTGCTCCCAAACACCCCCATTCTGTCTGCCGTGTGGTTTAATCCAACACGACACAGTAAAGGTATAGTTAGTATTGCTAAACGAAGAGTCATTTAAAATATTAACATTCTCTTTGCCAATACAATCATCTGTTCCGTCAAATATAATGCTCATTACGTCTCCTCGTATAAGGATACGGATGCAACGTAAACGTCTCCACTGACTCCGTCTCCACTAACATCTCTCAAAATTCCTAGTCTGACTATATCTCCTGCGGCTACGCTGTCTTTTGCTGATAGCGTAAACGTAAGGATGTCTAGGTCTCCGGCTGTCCCAGGAACTGTTTTCGTGCTGGCGGTTGCGCCAAAATCAAAGTCCTGGGCGGCATCCAAGTCTAAAGAATCTCCATCCGTAATGGCCTCAAGTAAACATGCGAATGCAACGTCTCCACTGGTTGCGGAGGCGGTATAGTAAGCTATGTCGCATTTCAATGTTCCGCTTCCGGTATATTCAGCAGGCATAAAAAACATGCCCGTAGATGCACTTTCGTCGACAGAATCATCAAAAGCCAGACCAACTCTTGAAAAAGGGCTGATGCCATGATTAACATAAGTTGGACCCGTAGTGGATGCTGCTGGTCCAAGCGCAGTAGATGGGAAATTTAATGTAAAGTTTCTAGCCATTATTCAATCCCCTTTGCTGTTCGAATTACTACTTGTGGGTCAGCGGCTAGCCACGCATCAAGATTTAGCTCCATTGCAGAAACCTCGTCTTCAGTGGTGGCAGCATCAACATTGTCTTGAGCAGCATAAAGCAAGTCTTGCCCTTGGTCAATCCAACCGGCGAGCTGAGAGACATAAGTCACTCTTGCCGTATTTCCGGCCGCGATTGCCAATTGAAGGATGAGCAGAAGACTGAGCTTCTCGTCATCCGTGTACTTGCTTCTAATAGCTTCGCCAAGGTCTTCCTTAAATTGGTCTTTTTTATCAGACTTAACCTGAGATAGCCACTCAGCGTCGGCAGATGCTCTTTCAGAGGCGCTTTTTAAAATAATTGAATTCCCATATACTTTCCAGTGTCGTTTAGGAGAGTCAGGAATATTAGGATTTATAAGCCATTCATCAAGGCTATATTCTGGAGTATTTACACTCTCAATAACCTCAAGGGTTTTTTTATTTACTACTGTCGCCATTTTATGTACTCCAGCTATCTAATGGTTCAACTTTTCTTGAAAGAAATTCTTGTATGTCTGTGGTTTGGTCTCTTCTAAGTGCTGTAGCTGCATGCAAAATAGGGTTAGGGGTAAGTATATCCCTGTGCTCCTTTATTCCTCTCTCATGTGGCTCTCTCTTATCTATGCCCCTCTCTTCAATATAAACAACTAAATCATCTGCGGCTAGAAAATTAGCCTCTACTTCTGGGTCAAAAACATCGTCTGTTTCGCTATGAGGCAAATTGTCAAAATCAAAATGAAGGACACTTCTGTTTGTCATTACTGTTTGAAATACTGGCTCTCCATCTGGCCCAACGATTTGCGCTCCATTATCATCTTCAATTGGTTCTGTTACAATCTCACAAAAAGGAAAATCGACGGTTGGATTAGGTTCACCCCATTCTTTTTTCTTATTAAGTATAGCAAGAGCAAGGGCGGCAGACTGAAGCTCTAGTTCAGAAGCGTTGTTTCCGGGCCAAGTCACCACTTGATGAACTTTCAATTCTTGACTTCCCCACCTACCTCCAGCAGCCCTGCAAGTAATTACATCTCCCCTTCTTTTGACGCCTTTTTCCCCTTGACGCCTAACAGAAACCATAAGTTCTATTTCATTAGGCACTGTATCTGTCTCCGTTGTTTTCTATAAATCTGTTGTCAAGTTCGTCTATGGCATTTTGAGCCTCTGGCAAATCTTCTCCTCTTCTACCGTCAAAATAAATCCCGCCATTACTCATTTTCATTCCCGCTTGAATTCTCCTATTCGCTGAAATAACTTCTGTGACTACATCAGCTCCTGTCAATGCTATTTCTGACATTGTTTTAAACCTCCAAAAGACTATTTTTTATTTGATTTTTATTATATTCAAATTCTATAATAATTTCTTCCTCTGTTTTTTGTGAAATATATTTTTGAATATCTATTTCTCTAAAAAAATAAGGCTCAACGTAACAGTCATCTCTTATAACGTCTTTTTTTAAGGTTGGGTCTTCTATTGACTCAATGTTAAAATATTTGTATGACCTAGTTTTGGTTACCTCTTTTGAGCAAATCAAATCTCCTCGATAGTTTACAAAATCTACCGTTTCGACTTGCTTATATGGAGTTATACGTGCATCGACGGTACCTGTTTTTTTTATTTCTTCCCTGAGTTGTAATTCTAATTCATCGTCAATCCAAGGGACCACCTGATGAACTCTTGTCTCCATGGAGCCCCAGTCAGCAAAACCCTCTAATTTAATACATATGACATCTCCCGGCCTCTTGTCATACGCTCTCGAATTTTTTGTTCTAATTAAGGCTTCTAACATTTATTCGTACCAAATGGTTACCCAACCTCTATTGTAACTAGTTGAATCAAAGTCAGTAGAATCAAAACTTCCGCCCGTTTTTCTGATAAGCACAACTTTTTTATTTGTAATTCCAGAAACAGCAACATCAACTGCTGTCATGTGCGTCCCGCTTTTTGAGTGATTGTCTCCAAAATACACTGTGTCCGCATCATTCCTAATTGTAAACGCAGTGTTTCTCGTGCCCTTCCAAGTGTCAGAATATTCAAGCTCGTGATTTACTTTAACAAATCCAGTGCTGTCCATATTCCAATCGCCAATCTCGACAGTATTTCTTCTAAGCCCGTAATCGTCAAATCTAGACTGATAATCTCCGGAGGCCCTGACCGCGAAATCAAGTTCAGTAATAGTCGATGTAACATTTACATCAATTCTTTGTGTATCTCCAAGCTTGTTTACTGAAACAACACCGTCATTATTGTTGTATCCATCGCTTGTTTTTATTTTTTTTATCGGCATAATATTTCTCCGTTAATGTCTATCTATAGCTTCGCGTGCTTGATGTATCGCCGTACACAGCGTTTCTGTGAGGGCCAATAATAGCTTCGCCCGCATTACTATTTCCTAGCCTAAACTCTAACTCAGCTTGTTCATATTTATCACAAGCTTCCTTCATCATCTCTCTTTTAGCCGCAACCATACCTCTTGGGTCAATAGATGAAGGCCCATCTTTGATAACTATACCTTGATTTGTAGCGGCTCTATACTCTCCCCCAGCTAAAAGACAAGACGCTTTAAGCAGGACTAGATTTATAAAGCCATTATCTCTCTCTCCTACAGTGGGGTCAGGAGATATTCCGCTGTTTGCAATGTCTACAACGTAATCTTTTGGAAAATCAACAACTCCTTTTGTTAATTGAGCCGAGGTAACTAACAGGCTGCAAAGTCTTTCGTCGGTAAATTCTCTTCTTGTTTCGTCTACGTCATTAATAACGTATCTTAGCAAGGATGTCATTTCGGGCTTCCATTTGGCAACGGAGTCGCTATACGATTTTCCAGCATATGTATAAGACATCTTAAAACTCCTGTTTTTGGCAATAAGTCGCTGTTCTGCTATATTATACACCAAATTGACATAAAAAAAGCTGGCCCCAAAATGGAGCCAGCCCTTTTGTTTTTAGCTAAAAAGCTAGGGTTTACAGCGAGCCAACGATAACGCGACGGTTATCAAGCACAGCAAAGCCGTGCTCAGCAAAGCCATAAAAACCAGCTCTACGCTGACGGTGAAGATTTTCATCTTCAAATACCTGGACGTTTTCTCTCACCGGTCGAACGAAAGAATCATTCGTGCTGAGGTCAAGGCCAACAACAAGCTCAACATCAGAAGCCTGAAGACTTCCGCTAAGCTCGCTCTTGAAGAAGTTTTGATACTCCTGGCCAACGCCAAGCTCGTCAATATCCTGAATATTCACCGAGAAGATACGCGTGATGGCGGCAGAGCCGTCCTCTGACGTATAAATCTCTCTACGGGTAACATCGTCAACTTGGTCAACGCCCCAGTTGCGAATATCCTCGATAGCCTCTGGCGAAACATACAAGTCGGTAAGTTTGCCACGATTAATGCTGCTGGAATTACCACCACCATTACGTCGCATAACAGTCTTCAGAAGCGAAACAAGTCGCTTAGTGAATTGACCTGCTGCTGCATCAGCATCATAAACCAAAATATTTCGGTCAACGCCAGCGGCCAAAATCGTGTGCCAAGCGTCATCGTTTGTCTTCTTGACAAAGCTAGACTGAAGAACCTGCAAGGCTCTGCCCACGATGTCCCAGCGAGCGTCTCTGGCATATCTGAGTGTCCAGTCAATGCTAGAGGCAATCTCGAATGTTGGAACCATGACATAATCGCCTTCCACATAACGCTCGGGAATACGACCGTGATTTGGAATACTATATGCAACAAAATCTTTTTCAGTTCCGGGTGCCAAGAAATCCAAGGGAAATTCTGGGCTAGCTCCGGGAGCCAAAGAAATAGTCTCGTAGATACCTGCTGTGATATCTCCGCTCATAACGCCTTGACGTAGCGGCTCTTGAAGCGCAACAGCAAGCTGATGCGAAGCCTCGAGCGACTCAGCTCGATTAGCGGAACCGCTTCTTTTCAGAAGGTCGGTCATTTCTGGCGTAGGAGCGCTAATAACATTTTTATTCATTTTAGTTCTCCTATCTATTTGGGTAAGTGTTTGCATCTGCTTGTGGCAGATTTACAGAAATTTTCGCATAACCGTCTTCGTCTTTGAGGCTATCAAACTGACCAATTGCCAATCCACCTGCATAATTCTTACGATTAATCAATGGACCACTGTTGGTATTAGTGATAAATCCGCTAGGACCAACAAAAGCAATCTGTCCCTTTGTGGGCGTGATGCCTGGGTCAATCCGGTTAGTAACAACGGTCCCCTTCTTAAGAAGGGTTACTTTGCCGCCTTTTTGCATCTCATTCTTGTGGAAATTGATGTGCTGACGAGTTTGGTCAATGTTGACCATATCGTTAAGCAAGATACCAATGGGAACTTGCCCGGACTGAGCTGCTGCGTATGTAACTAACGCTGCTGACTGGTCAAGTGCAGCACCAGAGCCCGCCGTGCTGAGAGTAACGACACCACCTCTTTCGGCCACTTCATTCATGAAGAAGTCGATAGTGGTTTCGAACTCGTATCGGTCGCCTTTAAGTGCCATAGTTTATTTCTCCTTTACGACTCTTTTTCGTTATTATTGCCACCTAAAACTTCAGTAAAATACTGATTGAGGCTGGCAATAACCTCGCCAGACTCATCTTCGCTGCTTACAGCCAAAGCTGCAGCATCCTCTGCTTCAGCATCGTGCAAAATTTCTGCGTCTGCTGCTTCATCAGCGGCTTCTGCGGCGTCTTCTGCATCATGCTCTTCGGCTTTTTCAGCATATTTCTTTTTCATCATGCTTTTAGCCTTTTTCTTCTCATCGTCCTTGTCTTTGTGAAAAGGATAATGAGGGGCTTCGGTCTTCTCGTCTTTCTTCTTCTTCTTTTCCTCATCGTCGTCATGCATAGGCTTGTGAGGAGCTTCAGTAAGTTTCAGAACAAGAGTTTCAAACTGTTCGTCGGTAATCCCGGCAAAAGTTTCAACTAATTCCTCAGACTCTTCCTTGTCAATGCCCTTATCTACAAGGGCGCTAACACGACTAGTCTTGAGATTTTCAGCTTCGATAGAATTAAGCTTTTCAGTTAATTCAGTGATTTTGATTTCACTTTCGGCCTTAACGGCATCAAGCTCAGCAAAACTTTTCTTGGAAGCTTCTAAAACTTCATTAGCCGCTTCAAGTTTAGAACCAAGCTCTGCAATCTCCGCGTCTTTGTCAGCGCAAGCTTTCTCGAACGCAGAAATTTGAGCTTGAACTTTCTCTTCGTCCAATTCTCTGAGTCTAGCCTCAAGAGTTTCCACCTGAGCCTGTAAAGAGCGGACTTGCTCATTGTTATCTGACATTGAGCTTTCTCCTTTATTACTACTAGTTACTAGTAAATTGATTTTTGGTCTTGCGTCGGCAAGCCCTGTAAAAATCACACTGTCTTGTTCTTTAAAAATAATTGATTCGGGGTTACCTGGATTTTTAACCAAGCCTTTTCCGCTGAAGGTCATATTGCGCATCAAGCGCCCAACTTTATTGCCCTCATATTCTCCAGCACCACCATAAGAACGAAGGTGTTTGCTGAGAAAAGCAGTGTCTTCATTTCTGGAAACAATGCTTTCAACCCCTTTCGGAGAAACAACGGCGTAGTCAAAGTTAGAAAATAAAGCCTCCATTGAAACATACCATTTGCCCTCAGAAATTTCTTGCAAAAGTTCTTTAGTCTGAAAAGTCAACTTTTCATCACGACTTGATATGTGTTTATATATAACAGCGCTTGTAAGTATATGAAATTTTTCGGGTAGCGAATCAACATCGGAGTCATTTTTAACTAGCTCATAATTTTCATCAACTATAGCGTTGCCTGTTATATGCCCAATAATATTATTCGGGTCATGACCTTTATTAAATGGTTTGTCTTCTGGCGTATTTCTAGCTGACCACATTTCTTGACGGTCAAAAACATCGTCGTTTTTATTCCAGCCTGTAGTCGATAATATAGAATAAATATAATGCAAATCAAACTGCTCTTTATCAGAAGCAATTGACTGTTCTATAGGCTTGGTTTTTTTTGCCTTAACAACTTCTTTAACTGAAGAGAGAACATTTTCATCTAATAAGATGGGGCAATATGCAGCTATAGCGCAGTTCTCTTTGGCTCTTATAGCCTCAGACAACCCAGCTTCAGCCTCTGCTTTATATATTGGGATATCCCTGTACATATTGAAAATATCTCTCCTGGTTTGGTCAAATAAATATACACCATTATTTTTAAATGATGCTAATTAGTTATTTATTTTGCGCATATGCAGTATGTAGCCGCCTGTATATTTCTAATTTCTTCTATAGTGGGCTGCCTATTTACGTTTTTTATATGAGAGGAAAGTAGAGCGCTATAGCAGTGTGAAAACATATTTGGCAATGTGGGGTGCTTCGACAATATGCTAGAAATTAAAGACTCGGTGATGGGTGTTTTCTGCGGTAAATTCGCTAGTATTCTGAACTTTGTCTGTTCTACATCTACGCATTGCTTTGCAGATAACCCCCTCATGTTTTTCTTGTCATAGTGCTTTAATATACCTGGAAGTATTATGGATGAAATTTCAGATTGAGCAGATTTTGCCCAAGACATTCCGTTTAAAAACGACCCAATGTCCGACGCTATTTGCTCTGAAGACCTAAGATTGAATTGTCTGTCTCTGTTTATTCCCGGAGCGTCTTTTGAGTTTATAGGTCTGCCTTCTCCGGGCCTCCCTGTTTTTGTGTCATTATTAGGAATTGACAAAGTGTCTGGGTCTGAGTTTTGCGGATTTTCTTTCTTGTTCGAGTCTTGCTCTAATTCAACACCAGCCTCTTCAGGGCTTATTATTCCTTTTGAAAGAGCTATTTTTATTAAGTCGTGAATTTTGTCTTTGTCATAAGGCCCTGTTTTTGCCTCTCTTTTTCCTGAAATTCTTTCTCTGCTTTCCCTCTTCTTTCTAGACTTTTCTATTTCTGGCACAGCCCCAAACATTTCAACAACAAGCTCTTCACTGACTAGATTTCTGTCTAATAATTGTATTAACAATGCTTTTTCAGCGGACTCATCCTTTAAAATCATGTTGTCAAAAACTACAGACGGAGCCTTGTTCCAACCCATTGCTTGCCTAAGTATTTCAAGTTCTGCCTGCCAAAATTTAGTCGCCTGCTGCCTTCCGTACTGAAGTCTTTGAACTAATGTTTGTAGTGATATAAAATTATTGCTTGCGCCTCCAACTCTTGAAGAACCCGTCAGCGTTGGGGGAACACCTAGTCCACTAAAAATACTATCTAATATAGGTTCGTATTTGGTTGAGCCAAGAAAATTATGAACAGATGTAGTCACTTCTTCAAAAGAAAGTTCTGGTCCCCATATCAAGTCAAAAGCACCTCCTCCTGGGTTGCTGAGAAGTATGTCCGCTAGTTTTTGTATGGCTGCGTCTGTTGGTAAAATGCCTTTATCTAAGTCGCCCAATCTCCACACTCTAATTTGAGATATAGCTCCATCTAACGCAGCTAAATCTGCTAGCTTCATTTTTTCTAAAACCATCAGGTCATCTAATATACACTCCAGCATGGGAGAGGCCCATAAGTCCCAGTCATCTTTCTTGTAGGTTGAATGAGTTATTTTGGAGTTATCTAAAGGAAGAATCTTTGCCCCACTCCTTACGGCTTTTAAAAGCTCTTCAGGTATTTTTTCAACTAAAGCCTTCTCTAATTCATTTTTAGGGGAGTTAATTTTTGTTCTTAAACTGCCTGTTATTTTCAAGCCAAATTTCTGTTCGCCAGCAAATTGAGCTAGTTCACCACCGGCTATTTCAAGCGTCATCGGATTCAAAAAAGAATATCCGCAGGGTATAACTCTTTTTCTTGGAATTGGAGATTTTTTTGGCGTATGCGTGGGCTCTAAGTAAACGGTTTCACTGGCCATAGCCATTTTTCTCTCATCAGTTAATGAAATTTTGCACATCTGTCTTTGCGCAACAACTGTCCCAATTCTGTATAGATAATTTAGGAATCTTTCAGTGACCTGCTCTCCATCAACTTTATGCGTAAACCACTTTTCAGAAAATTTCTGTATTCTTTTATTTTCGTGAACAAGACGAACGCCCTGTGAACCAAAATCAGACATCAAGTCAATTACATTTCTAACTATACCGACCTTTTTATATGACCTATCACAAGCGGACATAATCGCCTTAGACTTTGTAGGAATTGCCTCGCCAGCTCTGTAAGCCTCATAGTCATTTCTAGTAAACTCATTCCTAATAGATATGTTTGTGCTTACGTCTTCAAATCTATCCCTGCTGCTACGAAAAGCGACGGCTTGGTATTGATTTAATGCCTTAGAGTTCTGTATTGCGTTAGCCGCCTCATCTGGCTTTTCTGGGTCAAAAGTTATAAAAGCTGCAGTATTTGAGGAATTAGAACTAGAAAGAAGATTAGTCTTAATTGGGTCTTTTCTTTGGGCCATTTTTATGTTCCATGTATTTGTATTGCATTTGATTGGTAATACTACTGTATATCATACACCACTATTTACGTTGCACACCAATACCGTATATGCCTGTCATTTTTTTGACTAAATGCTCTGGGCCGGTGTATAATTGGCTGCCTGTTGGGTCTTTACCTTGCTTTGCGTAGCCCCCGACAAAATTATGCTCTTGTCCAGATAATTGATTTTCTAAGACATGACCCACTTCATTCGCCATTAATAAAGAAGAATATCTATCTTTTCTCATTCTAGACCTTTTTCCTCCCGCTTCAATTGTTTGCGGGGTGTCCCATCTGTCTCTTCCGGTAGAGGTCTGACCATGCTCGATAGTTGCAAGCTCGTCTTTAAGAGACTCTATTTCCATAACGCAATCTTCTAAGGTATCATAATGTCTGTTCGATATTTTATCGTCTGTGATAGCTTCCGATAGCAGGATAGTATCAAATTTAGGAAACAACAAGCTTTGTGTCTCAAGGTCTTTTCTTAGATTATGGTTTGCTTTAAATGTAAACTCAGATTTTGCAAATTGAATCATGTGCAATATGTGCAAACCAGCTTCGCCGTCTGTGGGTTTATTATTTGACTCCCAGTAAAAAGGGTCTTTGTTATCGTCCTCTTTGATATATGGCCACAATGGATGCTCTCCTTCTTTTAATAAGCTCTTGTCGTGAAGGGCCTCCATTATTGCTATCCCGCCTCCTTGAGCATCTATGGCTATATTTTTTGTTGGAAATATTTTTGTTAAATCTAGTATTTTTCTTGCGCAATAATTGTAGAAGCTCTCTAGCTGAGATTCTTTTTTTGTTTTAATTCTTTCCCTCATTACCTGCCTGCTGCAAGTCCATACATAAACAATTCTTCTATGGCTCTCATTTTGTTCAAGAATTACAATTGAAAAATTGTCGTTTTCTGACGCTGGGTCTATACCGTAAATATATTTTTTATTTGGATTTCCACAAAGCATCGCGTCAAAAGAAACTTCGCTTCCGTCCTTAGTGGCGACAGGATTATTTGTTGAACATCTTTCAATTAAGCTTCTTCGAAAAAATCCTTCAGAGTCTTTTGCAAAGCACGCCTCGTACTCCATGTCATATCTTGAGCTGTGAAGCATAGCCTTTGCTTGAGCTAGCTGTGATTTATCCATAAAGCCTTCTGGCAAAACGCCCTCTGGTAATCTCATAACAGAATAGTGAGTCCAATCAAAACCTTCTGGTATTTTACCCTTGAATACGTGCTCTTCTAAATATCTCTCGTCTCCTTTACTACGCACTATTTCTCTTTGTCTTACAAAATATTCGTAAAAATGATTAAATGCGTAGTAAGCTGTTCCAGCTATGATAGTTTGGTTTCCAAAACCAAGCTCCCCTTCTATCTCGTCTGCTTCTTCATACATGCCAAGCTCTTTAAGCTTTTGTATTTGAGCATATTCTTTTACTTTATCCGCAGGGTTGGCGGAAACAGCTCCAAAACCCTTAATAACAACTTCAAATATTTCTTGGGGTATCGAGGCAAACTCATCGGCTATAATATAGTTCGCGCGTAAACCACGAATTTTAGAACCATCTCCAAGAGGTATAGCGATTATTTCGCTCTGGCCAACATAAAAAGTGCATCTATCTATATCTCTTTTTGGGCCTTGCCCTTTACCGGCGCCTACTATATTTCTGAATATAGGAGAGTTTTTATAAAAAGTTTCCATGTACTCAAACAATAACTTAGATTGTCTGAACGCCGCACCTATTACGATAACCTTACAGCCCTGCATAAAAAAAGCTCTAAGTAAAGAATACAGAGCCAAAATCCATGTTTTGCCAGCTCCGCGAGTTGCAATTAACATTGGAAATTTTCTAGTCCAAAGCTCTTGTAATATAGAAAGCTGAAAAGGTAAGAGGTCAACGTTTAATAAATACTTACAAGTAAACCAAAAGTTTTCTGGCTTACTCATGTAATCCAAAAATTCTAAAACAGTATTATCATACTGCCTTTCTGGAAGTAATAGCTTGTTTTCTATATGTATCTTATCTACATCGCCTATATTTAAATGGGCGTGTTTTAGTAATATCTCTGTGCGGTTTTTATCTCTTATTTTCATATTTATGCTGAGACTCCATAAATCTCTTGAATATACTAGAACAAACTTCTTTTGCATATTTGCCACAAAAAATAAATGGTACGTCGTATTTCTTTTGTAGCTCTAGTATTCTTTTTAAAAAGAAGGGGCCTCTAACTTTCATGTATTTTCTTTTGTAGGCCGGTATTTTACTTCCCTTTGGAAATTCAACAACATCCTTCATTTCGAATTCTAATAAAACGTATCTCCACGGGAACTCTATCATTCTTTCAAGCTCCCTTTCGAATCTTGGTTGGGTTATATTTGTTGCTAGCTCTGATACATTTCCTTTTCTTTCTATGCATATGTGATTTTCATATCCATACAAAGTATAGTCTCCGGTTTTTATAGTGTGCTCCTCTGTTCCGGCGCAATAACCAGAGTGCGCAAACTCCCAACCGTCTTTTTCTCTAGTGTCTCTATATACTAGATAAGGGTCGTATTTTTCTTTTGACATGATTCGCTTATGTCGTGCTCTACCATTCTCTTTACCATTTCATTAAACGAAGTTTCTGGAGACCATCCTATTTCAGACTTGGCCTTATTATAATCTCCGTGCAAAAATTCAACTTCGGCTGGACGATAAAATTCTGGGTCAATAACAACTAAATTTTCCCATTCTTTTATGCCTATGAAATCAAAAGCCATTCTAACAAAATCCCTAACGGTTCTGCTTGTACCGGTAGCTATGACATAATCCTCTGCTTGTTCTTGTTGTAACATCATCCACATTGCCTTGACATAATCAGGGGCATATCCCCAATCTCTGGCCGCATCCAAGTTTCCCAATCGCAGTTTTGGAAAACTTTCCTCTGGGTTCATTACGGAAAGTATATTGTCTGGGTCAGAAGCTGCGTCAAACGGTTTGTTTTCGCCAGTCATCCAGTTTCTAAATTCAGCGACCCACTTAGTTATTTTCCTGCTTACAAACTTCTCACCCCTTCTTTCGCTTTCATGATTAAACAATATACCGCTACAAGCATACATTCCGTAAGCCTCTCTGTAAATTCTAACCTTATGGTGCGATGCTAGTTTTGCTATTGCGTATGGTGACTGCGGCTCAAATGGGGTGGTTTCTCTTTGATACCCGTCTTGGTCTACAGACTTTCCAAACATTTCTGATGTGCTCGCTTGATAAAATTTAGCATTAAATGCGTGCCTTCTAACCGATTCAAGTATATTAAGCGGACCCTCAGCATCAACCCTCCATGTATGTAAGGGCTCATTAAAAGATGTGGCTACATGAGACTGTGCGGCAAGATTGTAAACTTCATCTGGTTGGAAGTCATTAATAATTGAAGACACGCTGATAAAATCAGTAACATCGCCTTCCGTTAGACTAAAATTTTTGTTTTCCTTCAAGCACTTTAGCCTGCCCGTGTTGTCTATGCTGGCTCGACGAATTACTCCTAAAACCTTATACCCTTTTGAGAGTAAAAGTTCGGATAGATATGAACCGTCTTGTCCTGTAACACCAAAAATAATTGCTTTCATTTTTATTCCTTTTGCTCTTCTTCAAGTTCTGCTTCTGGCGTGAGCCAAGCCCTGTCAACCTCTCCATCAGCAAAAACCATTTCTTGCCGCATCTGTCCCTCTTTGGTTTTAGCTGCTTCGTAAACTAGACCTGTCATCCTTCCTTCTGTTTCTCGTAACTTTTGTTCATCAAGTAACTTAATGAGGGCAAATATATCCTTGCCTGACTCCTCAACAGTTTTTAGTCTCTCGTTTCTTGTTGCTTTTAAATCCTTGAATTTTCCGTCTTTAGTTTTCTTAATTTCGTTTATCTCTTTGGTATAGGCTTCTGAGGTGCCTCTCAGTTGAACTATGGTACGAAGGGCGTTCGTCATAAAATCAGAATCTCGCTCCTCGATATCTTTTTTTCTCTCTTCCGCCAGTTGATTTTCGTAGTCTTTTATTTCTTCTAGTATATTTTTCTTTTGTTCAAGGGCTCGATGAAGCAATATATCCTCAATTATAACATCCTTCATCATTATCTCGTCAGTCGCAGTAACACCCTGATGAAAAAATTGGGAATAGAGAGAAGCCCAACTGTTTTCAAAAGTCTCTAGTTCTTCATTAAGCAAGCTCTTTTTAATAGTGACCCAAAAATGTTTTGAATGAAGTTGGGAAATGTAAGACTGAAGCTCATCGTTAGCATTTTCTTGAGGGGCTACAGACCTTCTCTGAGAAACAGCTTCAACGCTCCTGCCAAGCTTCTTGGCCATTTCCTCGTCTGTCATGTTTTCTAAATTAGAGTCTATAAAAGACTTTTCATTTTTGCTGAGCCTTCCTGATTTCATTAGTTAGAGCCCCAATGCTTTTTTATGATTATCTTTATTTCGTGTATTAAGTTTTCTCTTCGGCTCTTTGGTATGCTTGCGCCGTCAACAAATTTCCTATAATCAGCTCTAAGACTAACGGGGATATGTTCATTGAGTAGATTTATGATATTGTCGCTAAAAACTTTCTGCTCTACATCTGGCGTAAATGAAACGCTTTGATTGTATACCTCCTCTACATCAAAGGGCTCCATCAAGCTCCTTTTGGCTAGATTTCTTTTAATCCATTTTTCATACTTTTTGCAGTCTAGTCGGTTAGGAGAATCATTCTTGCAAAGCTCACAATCGCACACAGGGGGCTCAACTCTACTTAGGCTTTTTCTTCTCATGTTCAAAAAACGCCATCTTACATGAGTTTTAAGAAAAGTTAGTAGCGCATCCCCTATATTGTCCTGGCATGATTTTTTAAAATTAAAAGAGGGTAGTGCTTCTATACAGAATATGACACCCTCTTGCTTCATATCTTCAATATCAAAGTATCCAAATTTAAAACTTGGAGATAAATACGCAACGGTTTTATCTATTATATCTAAAACCTCTTGTTCAGTCAGTCCTTCTGGTAATTCCATTATTTATCCGGTGATATAGCGTTTGCCTTAATTATATTTTCCCCGTCTTCCTTGTCTGGGTCAGGCGTATTAAGCTCCTCTTCAGTTTTTTTCTTGCTTTCTTCAGCTTCTGTAGTGTATAATATTGAAGGGGTAAGTTTTTCTTCGGGCATTTTGGGCCTCCTAAATAAAAGTGGACATTATATTATACCCTAAAAATGCAAAAAAGTCAATAAAATGAGGAAAATTATGAATCAGGTATGGAGTGAAGCGGAAAAGCAATTTATTAGAGATTCCGCTGGTAAGTTGACAGATGAAGTCGGAGCGATAGAATTAAGTAAGGTTTGTGGTAGAATCATTACTGTTAATGCTTGGAGAAAGCAGAGACAAAAGATGGGAATAAAAAAGAACCCTGGTAGAGGGGTTTGTTCTCTCAAAGAAAGCGAGGCTGAGGAATGTGGAGGTTCATCCTAGAGGTAATTGTATTTAGTCTTATATCCATGTTATGCTTTAGTGTATTTGGTCAGAATTGGCAAGATGAAGAGCATGTGTGGGATGAGGAGCGGCAGGAATGGGTGGTACAAAACAGAGCACAAGGTAGAATAGCCGAAGATGGACCAGTTGGTGGTTTTTTAGCAAATGAGGCGAGGCCATACTATGGTCAGCCTTGGGAAAGATATTTGTCTAAGAATGTAAAGTATGGTAGAAGAGATGCTACTCCCTGGGAGCTTTCTGAGGCTAAAAGAAAACTTTGGGCTAAAGAGATGATGGTATATAGGTCTATGGAAAGGGCGCAGGAAAGGCGTCGAATAATGGCTTATAGAAAATCTACTGGCTGGTATGCGGCAAGGCGCTCTGGTGGTTATAACCCAGCTTATAATGGAATGCTGATGATGCATATGCAATCTGTAAATAACTATGTTAATGGAGGAAGATATGGTGGTGGGTATTAAATATTTTGTTTTTATTATCTTTGTAGCTAATTCGTATTTAAATCCAACTTTAGTGTTTGCTGAAAACAGACCAAGACCTAATGTAATAACTGGTGGAAATCCAGCAAAAAAGAACGTTCCTTGGCCGAAAGATACTTCTGCAAATAAGTACTACAAGCAGAGAAACGAATCTACATATTATAAAAGAGCGGCGCAAAAAAATGCCTATTACGGAAATGTTTATCATGACCCTTACTGTGCTGCACATAGAAGAGGGTTTTATGGTGTAAAAATTCAGTACAAAGAATATAGAGCGGCAGTTTATGGGTTTATGAATAATGGGGATTAGCCTATTGTGTGCGGTTAAAAACCGTACCGAGCATCTATTACGGTCGTATAAAAGTTGGCTCGATTGTGATTGCGTTGATGAAGTAGTCATAGTTGATTGGGGAAGCGATATCCCCATATCTGAAAAGCTTGAAAAAAATAAGAAATTAAAAATAGTCCAGGTAAATAAGCATCATACCCGGTACTGGACTTTCAGTCAGGCTTATAACACAGCGGCGAGATTTGCCTCGTGTGATTATTATCTAATAATGAACGCTGACGAAATTATAGTCTCCTCTGAGGAGATATGTTCTCTAGAGCCACCAGATACATTTTTTTATGAGGGTACTAATTGGGATTCTCCCAGCGCTCATGGTGTATATTTCTTATATATATCAAAAGAAATTTTTTGGAAAGTCAATGGATATCATGAGGATATGATAGGGTATGGATATGATGACGTTGACTTTAAATATAGATTGGGGCAAGCTGGCTTTAAACCAAGAATTTCCTCGGTTAAAATAGAACACATAAAGCATGAATCATCTCATAAAACTAGAGACCACAAAATGAACTATATCGTTGGTTGGTCGCAGCCTTGGAGCGCTTGTGAAAGGCTAATAGGGCTGAGACACGAAGAAAAAGATGGGGTGATTATGTGCGATATAGATGATATAGATATAATAAGTAAGCAGAGAATGCTGCATAGGGAGGGCATAGCAAGAGCCCATTCTAGGCGTTCTTTAGACGATTTTGGTGTATAAGGAGATATCATGCCACTACCAAAAAGAGAAAAAAACGAACAGGCCCGTGAGTTCATGGGCAGATGCATGGCCTCAAATGTCATGAAGGAAGAATATCCCGACCAAAAGCAGCGAGTGGCTGTATGTACCTCTCAGTCTAGGTCTGAAGCAAATAAGTCAAATCTTGGACAAATGGTTCAAGAAGAGCTTGTTTACGCTGAATATTTGTCAGACGCAGAATGTGGATGTGGAGAGGTCGAAGAGCTTACCGAATCTAACTTTGTAGTTCCTAATGAAGAGGACTATGAGGATTTTGGAGAAGATGTTGAGGAAATTGATTTCGCCAGCCTTTGGGAAAACATTCGAAAAAAGAAAGAGCGAGAGGGAAAGAATTATAAGCCAGCAAAAAAGGGAGACAAAGACAGGCCTAAAAAAGACGCTTGGGATAGAGCCAAGGCTGATTCTGTTGACTTGCTTGTAAAGCCTGGGGAAGATTACGTTATAAAACAAGACGTAGAAAAGTATCTTAGGGGATTACTGGTAGCAATAAACGAAGATAGTAGCTATGAGATTGCTTATTGGTATGATAAGCTAGAGCCTTACCCGATTGAAGTAATTATAGACGGAAAGTCTGTAGCTGAAGACGCAAAGATAATAAAGTTAAACTTTCACCCAGAAATAGACAAGGCTGACGCTTTACAGTACGGAAAGCCTAAAAAGAACGACCCAAGAAAAACACCAGCCAAGCCGTCTGAAAGAAAAAAGGGCTCTAAAAAGAACAAACCAAAAAGCGCATCAAAGCCTAATAAGTCTATTAAGTTCGGTAAAAATACAACCGAGCGATTAAGAAAGATGATGACGGAGCACAATAAAAAGGGCAAGGGCTCTAAGGCAAGTATGGGGGCTTTAAAAGCCGTATACAGAAGAGGGGCAGGGGCGTTCTCAACCAGCCATGCACCTAAAATGAGTAGAGATGGATGGGCTATGGCTAGAGTAAAAGCGTTTCTTTATCTTTTAAGAAATGGTCGCCCGTCTAATCCTAACTATAAGCAAGACAATGATTTGCTTCCAAAGGGCCATCCAAAGAAAAGCTCAAAGGCTGATGCGTCATTTATTAGGTATCAACTTGGATTTGAAATAGCTGATGCGGCTAAATACAAGGGCAGGACTGTGAAGTTGAATAAGCCCTTTCTAACTCCTGGTGGACCTAAAAAGCGTTCTGTCTATGTAAAGAACGAAAAAGGGAATGTAGTCAAGGTTAATTTTGGCGACCCTAATATGAAAATCAAAAAGAGTAATCCTGAGAGAAGAAGAAACTTTCGGGCAAGGCATAACTGTGATAATCCAGGCCCTAAATGGAAAGCGAGATATTGGTCGTGCAAGGCTTGGTAAAAATAATAATAATCTTTTTAATTGCCATGGCTTGTTCTTGCGCAACGGCACAAGACAGGAGAACAAATCCATACAAGTCAGAAAAGGTATATCAGAGAAGACAAAGAATAGTAAGAAATGGAAATATAAATAATTTTTATAGACGGCCTATTAATATTCAATGGGTTTTAATTAACGGTCGGGCTGAAATGGTAATTTTGTTTAATAGAAACCAGGGGGGTTAAAATGGCATCAACAATCACACCTTCAACCTTGACCATCACTATAGCTGAGGCTATAACTCTTGGTGGAAATGCTTATAACTCTACGGTGGTGAAAACAATTGATAGCATAGGGAATGTGTCGAAAAGAATATTTACCCTAAACGCAACGTCTACTCATACATTGGCAGAGTTTGCAAGCTCGACAACGAACGATAAGTTTGATTTGGATGACACGAAATATATAAGGGTAACTAATCTAGACGATGCGGCAAATCTTGTTTTAACGCACGCAGGCGCCTCTGTAGCGGCTGGTGTAAGGCTTGGCCCTGGTTCAAGCCACATATTATTTGACCATAATATAAATGGCGCGGCCTCGTCTTCTGCGCTTACATCTTATGTGGATTTGGCAAATCTTCTAATTCGTAATAATGAGAGTTCTGCGGTAGACGTAGAGATGGTTATAGCAACTTTATAGGATAATTAGATAGGGACATTGGAATAATATAATGTCTCCTGAAGAGATTTCAGCAAAATATCATAACTTAAGGTATGCCGTTCTAAGTATCTGTGACTGCATAGAGTCTTGTTCAGTGAAAAAAGTTGTAGAAGAGAAATATCTCCCTATGTTAGACGATTATAACGATAGGTTGACCCAAATTAAAAAAGAGCTTGCCAAGGAAATGTCTGACAAGAAAAAGCAAAAAGATAGGTGGGCTGATAAGATAAATAAGCTCTGTGCGGATGCTGCCTGCGATGAGACTATTTCTGATGAATTGAGAGAAAGGATTATTGAGAAATTAAAGGAGCTAGCAGAAGGTGTTAAGGGGCATGAAGATTCTTAAATCACTATTAATGTTTGTTGTGCTGGCTCACTCTATTATAATATTTCTAAACATGGCGGCTTTCTTTATAGCGCCATTTGAAACTGCGTGGTACATCTGGGTACCAATATGTACAATGGTTGGGAGAACACTGTCTGCCAGTGGTAGGTGTCCTCTGACGATTCTTGAGAATAAAATAAGAGAAAGAATAGGTATGAAACCAATAAAAGGTTTTGTGTATCATTACTTCTATCCTCATTTTCTTAAATAAAAGTTGTCGTTTCGTTTCTAGCGACGCTTGCTTTTTTTTGACCACCTCAGGTTTTTTCGCTACGATGAAGCAATGTGCTCATTTTATATAAACCCCTAGCTGCAAACGACTTAGATGCTGTGGGGTCGGCCCGCGTCGACGTAACTCTTTGCGCAGTAAGCACTTACAACTATTTTGACTTTTTTTTGCTTTTTTGGTGAAATAGGGCTTGTAATTCCCAAACCATTCGATTAAAATATATGTATGAAAAATGAGAAAAAAACAAAAAACTACTCAAGAACACAGCCCCAAAATGCCGATAATAATAATATGAGAAAAAATGAAAAAAATACTCTGACCCCTCTTGTACTATTCAAACCAATCGAATAAAATAGAGCATACAATTTGAGCGTTTAACGTGTGCACCGCACACCCGGAGCCTTCCGGAGAGAAGGACAAAAGCGGTAAGAAAAAATATGCAAACAAATAACAACAATACTCTAACCAAGAAAGGAGAAACCATCATGGATTTTGATAATGGTATTTTTCGTACCGTTCCCCATGATACCCTAACGGGTGTTGTGTGGATTGTCCGCAAAGCGGATGGTGAGAGAATCACCTTCTGCCGTGGATTCGATGACGTAATGTTTTGCGTTGCCGAATTGATGAAACAGCGACTCGCTCGCTGATTCGTCCGGTACCGGTTACCCGTTCTACCGTATAAAAGGAACGGCCGGAATTATCCGGGGCTTAGCCGAATGGCTATTAAATACGCCTTAAAATAATCGCACATAGGGCTTGACCCGCAAGCCGACCCCTAGCCGGTCGCATAGGTTGCCCCGCCTATTCAAGAATGGGGCTTGACATATTGTTTTTTGTTTGGTAAAATGAGAGTTATGAAAATGGATATTGATAAAGCGATTGCAGAACACACCGAAAAATTTGATGCGATGATGGAGAGGCATCGGCATCTTGTCGCTAAGATTGATAAAGAAGCGGCCGAATTACGCCAGCGAATTGATGAGTTGATTTCTAATCACGGTGAGACATTGCGGACTATTGACTGGAGAAAATAAAAATGAGTAAATTTTTACCCTACGAAGTACGCCAAACGATTGTGCGAAATGGTCAATTTTCGACCTGCGTGATTGATGAGGCTTCGACTTTTCAGGTTGCAAAGCAAATTGCGTGGCGTTCACACAATGGGAATCCTACGACGCATATATACAATGCGTTAAGTGGGGAAACTTGGGTGTGTAAGAAAGGTGTATGGAGTAGCTAAGATGGATAAGAAGGATAAATCGCACGTATTAGTGAAGAAGGATTGTGGTTGGCACTTTGGGAAAACTGGAGGGCCTTGCGAGAAGTGTAAAGATAAGGCGACTTCGATGGCTGCGCAACGTAGGTTAATGTGGAACAAAAGAGGGTTATAACCCCTTACCACATAAGCACTTACGGCGGCGCGGGCGCCCCCTCCTTGACGTAACTCTATACACTGTAAGGCTTTAGCATAATAGGCTCGCACCGGTTCTAAGGGATTATAGCAGGAAGGTATAATGTACTAGAACCGGTTTAGAGGGATTATGTATCAGCTAAGCCTACCGGCTAGGGCAGGGCAAAAGCTGCGCATCGGTGGCCAGCGTAAACTCTTGTATGGTAACGACTTACATCAACACGACCCCGCCCGGCGCGACGTAACCCCTTTGATACCAACGACTTACGACGACGAAATCATGGTACTTTGTAACTCCTTTGGTGGTAATGGTTTATAGCGTGCCAAAAGTAAAATTTCGTGCTGAAAATCGTGCCAAAAATCAGAAAATCGTGCCAAAAAAATAAAATGAGCAAAAATCACTGGGGCATAATGCCACGACGGGGCAAAACGCCACACCCCCTGTGGGGCAAAATGCCACACTATCTGTGATTGTAAATCGTTGTGAGGTATCGACTTAGCACAGCGTAGCACAATGCCCCAAATGCCCTGTGGCAAAACGCCACGGTTGAAAATCACGATGGGGCAAAATGCCACATGCCAAAAATCAGACAAAATAATTGGCACGCTGTAACTTGTTTGGTAGTAATGACTTAGAAAAATGTTTCTTTTTTTTTATTTTATTTCCTGTTTGGTACGGCATGTGCACTATATAGAGATAGACAAGAGAGAAAACAACAACGTGGCTTCCGTAGCCCCGTAGGCCCCCCAGAGAGGGGGCGGAAAAAGCGGAAAGATAAAAATATGAAAAACATCAATACTCTAACCAAGAAAGGAGCCAATATCATGGATTTCGATAACGGAATTTTCCGTACTGAAGCCGATGAGACCCGTCAGGGTATCTTCTGGGTCGTGCGGATTTCAGATGGTGAGCGAATCACCTTCTGCCGAACTCGGTCTGACGTAGAATTCTGCGTCGCTGAGTTGATGCGACAAAGGCTAAGCCTTTGAGCATCCGACAAAACATAGGGCCTTGACCCGCAAGTCTACCCCAAGTCGGTAGCAAAGCCGGAGGGCTTTTCAAGATACTCAGAGGGACTTCCCGCCCTCTTAAAAGATTGGTCGGTGAAGCGGTTTAGCTTGCTACCGTGTAAAAGGCAAGTCGGCAAGCCGTTGCCGGGCTGGAGAGTCGAAAGACGTTGACCCTTAAATACGCAATAAAACGGCAAAAACATTTGACAGGTTTATTTTATTTGGTAAAATGAGGTTTATGATTATGAGTCAGCAAGAATTCACCGATGCAGTCGCCCGCGTTCCCGCACTTTGGGGTCGTAAGGTTGTGAGCGTTTTGGAAGTGGCCGATGGTATGGCGTCGGTTCGCGTGTCCGGTAATGTTCACGGCTTTTGGGTTCCTGTAGAAAAGTTGGAGCGTGTAGGTCACAAGCCTGCAAAGCCGAAACTGTATTTCGATGGTGAGTCTTGGGGTACACAACCAGTTAAACGTTCGGAGGTTTGTTAAATGCCAAGTTTAGAAGCAGAAGCGGCTGGAATGATTTGGTCAGAGGAACTCGACCGCTGGGTTCACCCTGATGAATTTACAAATGAGAGTCTGAAAGAATTGGAGATTTTACTTAATGGTTAAGCTAATCGCAAAATGTTTTTTGTCGTTGCTCGGTTGGTGTGCTTTGATTGTTGGAACGTGGGCAGGTGCTACGTTGTTCGCTGCTTGGATGTTAAATTTTGGGAGGCCTCTTTGATGGTTGAATTATTTAAGGCCCTTGGCCTTGCGTTTTTAATGGGCTGTGCGATTGTAGTCGGCCCGCTTGTGTTGCAGCTTCACGTTCAACAGCTTGAAATTCAGCAGGCGGAGCGAATGATTGAAGCGGTACAAAATACGCCGCCGCAATTTCGCAACGCTTCGCCTTATGATTCTTGGCGGCAAGCTGAACAAGAAAACGACACGCGAATATCTGAGTATCGACCGTAACACCCAACCCGGCCGGATGAGGCGCGTAAACCTATATGCTGTAAGCACTTAGGAGGGCGCGGCCCCGCCCGCGTGAGCGTAAACCCTTTGGTAGTAACGACTTAGAACTATTTTGATTATTTTTGTTTATTTTGGTATTTTTGTAAAGAATTTTGTTGACAACGCCGATAATATATAGTAGAATCGTTTATTATGACAGTTAAAAAATTCCTATTGCGACTGAGATACACAAGCAAGAGACCGCTTGACATTAGTGCGGCCCGATGGTATGCTATGGTCAAGCAATACAACAACAACAAAGAGGCGTTTGAGAATGAGTGAGATAAAAAAATTGTGGCACTTTCGGCAGAACAACAGCGGCGGCAAGTATACCGGACCCGCTTACAATATCGTTGTGGAAGGCGACACGATAGAAGAAGCGTGGCAAGAAGCTGAAAAGCTCGGTGCGACTAATGACGATAGTTGTTCTTGCTGTGGCGACCGCTGGAATGATGCCAATGAAATTAAGAGCAGAGACTATATCATTTATCTTGATATGGCTATCGAGGACAGCACTTATACAAGCCGAACGGGTGGAAAGTTTCCGCTGGT